GTTCCATTTTGATTTACAATAGTAACTAGGTTTGATGTTCCTGCATTCGTTATAGTTGAATCAAATGGTATTTGGCATCTATCATAAGTAAAAGGTACTTTTAGATTTACATCAAAGTAATAACCTGCATCTTCATCATCAAAACGTGGTTCACTAAAAGGATTTAAAGTAACGTTATCGCTTACTAACTTCCATCCATAAATAGTTGAGTTAAGCTGTGCAATAATATCTAAACATATTTGCTGAATATCGCTGAATAGTTCTAACTCGTTTTGTTTGCCTTTAATCAATCTATCCATTACATAGATTCTTAAAACATGAGTATAGGCATTACCTTGTAATATTGGTGGCTCATAATCAACCCACATTGCAGGATATTCAGTTATTCCGCTAGTTGCAAACTCTATAACACTACCATTACCAAAAGAATTAATTTGATAATGTGCGTTTGCTATATTATTTAGGTTTTTTATTACTTGGTTTAACGTTATCATTCAAAAATTTTTTTAATATTTCAATTTTATTAAAGAGTTTATATCCACTCTTTTTAGTAACGTTTTCTTTTTTCAAATTTTTCTTCATAGCTGAATATTGAACGGTTACGACCTAAATAAATACTTTCTTCGTATGAGTACCCTTGTGGATAAATAGTATCAAAGCCATCGCCAGGATTATCATATAATGGGTATTGGTCCGAATACTCAAATAAATAATCAATTAATCTTTTAGTATGGTATTGTGCTTTGTCAGTAACTAAATTCATAAAAGAATTTAACTCATTAAAATCAACTCCCGTACTGTTGTCGCTGTTCTTTTTTACAATGTTCTTATTTGTTACCTTATAAGTTAAAAAGGGTGCAGCTTCAACCATTACCCACCATTTAAGAGCAGGAATAATATAATTGTCTAATAAGGTTGTATTTAAAGCCGATAATGTATTTGTGCTTACTTGGCTTATTATTTCATCATATAAACCCGAACCAATATAATTTCTAATGTGAATCTTTTGAGCTTCTTCAATAGAAATTCTAAGATATTTTTCATCTACATTAGGATCAACAAATGTGTAATCCTTAATGTATGTTGCTGTTAATAATAATACTGTTGCCATTATTTTTTTATTTTTACAACGTTAGCACTCCAAATATGTCTGCAAAAAGGTGTTCTTGTTTGTCCGCCTTTTCTAGTCCACCAACCACCACGATAATTCCAAACATCATAACCAACTATCTTACTAATCTGTTCTATTTGCGCTCTAGAATACATTTTATTTGCATCTAATAGCTTAACACAGAACTCACGAGAATTTCTTTTGTCAGGTTTAACTCCTGACCTCCATTCGTAAGTGTACATTATTTTGTAATCTTCGGTATCTGTGCCTAATCTATTTGATGTTCTGATAGCTTCTATTGTTGGTACTCTTACATCTTTTTTTTGACCACCTGCATTTGTCTCTTTAACCTTAATTAGTTCTTCTTTAACCATGTCATTGATTAAGTCTGAAACTCTATCTTCTTTTATTCTTAAAGTATCTGCAATCGTCTTGTTATCCATTAATGGGTCTTTATCTAATAAGCCAACAATGTCTCTTTTAATTTGTTTACTTAACGGAGAAATATCAACTGCAAAATCAAAACGATTTTCTTCGTTCATAAACTTTTGCTCTATAACCTCATAGTTTTCTCTATCATCGCCAAACATTTTAAAGATTTCAATTACTTCATCAATTTCACTTTCTGAGGCAAAAGAATGTTCACATACTTGGTCTTCAAATCTATGAATGGCACTTGAAATAATTGGCTTAACTTCTTCTTCTAATGGAGGCAAACCGTACATTTCTCTAACCTCATTTTTAGTCATTACCTTAATTTTTTCTTCAATAGGTAACTGCTCTTCGATAGGATCTAATTCTTTTAAATAAATACGATTTGAGAATCCTTTTAATTTAAGTAAGTAGTTAAAGTCTTTCTCTATTTCTTTTTGATTAGGAATAATATAAGTATTCTTATACAACTCATAACTATCATTTATTTGGTCTTTAGTTCCTAACTCTCCTGCTGTTTTAATTCCAACTAACATTGGATTAGGAATGTGATGCCCTATAATTAATTCTTGTATTACTTGGTCGTTTAACTCAGTCAATTGTGCATCTACATTTTGAGGCGTTAAATGTTCAATTGTAGGCGCAGAATCTTTGTTGCCACTAAATGTAATTAGTAAACTGTTTGCTCTATCTGTGCCTGTAAATTTCTCTTTTAGCCTTGCTTCGATTTCTTCTTTTTCTTCTTCAGTTGGTCTACCATTTGAGAAATTAAGAATAGTACCTGCATTAAAAGCACTCTTAATCGCATTTAAACGATAATTAGACAACTCAACATCTACTTCTGCATATACAGCCGAAGCCACATAATCAGGCAATGGATAAGCATCTAAATCAGGTCTATATTCTTTTGAAACAAATATTTGTCTGCCTGTTGGTTTTTCTGGATCAAATAAAGGGATGTATTCTAAATCAGTTTCTTCAGGACTTTGCTTTTGTTTGGACCAGTCTTTTGAATACCAATAGCCATCCGCATCTTTTGCCTTACGTAAATTGTTGTAAGGAAAATGTAATAGCTCAAAGTTGTTTCTAGCTTTATTCCAAATGACTTCTAAATAATAACCTCCAAACAATTTTTTATCTAATACACATTTTTTTACAATGTCTTTTAAAGTATCAAAATTTGTATTCTCTTTATTTAAAAAGTCATTAGCTAATGCTATGTCTTGAATTGATAAATCAGTAGAATCAAACCCAACACCAGCACCACAAATATAAAGAACCTTGCCATTGATAAAAGCATTATGTTTAGAGCTACGATTGAATAAATAAAGTAAGTAACCAGGATAGTTATTATAGTAACCACCTTCTTTATCTGCTCCATAAATTACCCATTCTTTTGATTTTTCTTCTTTAAATACAGGTGTTTTGTGTGCCTGTAGCTTAAGGTTTATTACATCGTATATATTATTCTCCATAAGTTATAATCGTTTTGTTTTGATTATCATAAGCATTAACAACGGGTACAGGACTTTCTACTTTTACCATTCCTATTTCAAGTAAGCCTTCTGCATTTGCTACATTTAAATTACTTGAACTTGTTTGCTCATAAATAGCGTATTCATAAAATCCCGTTTCAGGCAAAGATACAATTCCACTTGTTAAATTAACAGTTCCTGTTGTTTCAGTTATTAAAAATTTATTGTAACGAGTAGGAAAGCCACTAACATCACTTGCAATAAAGTTTACTGTACTCATTAATACCTGATGTTTAAAGCTAAATAAATAGTAAGGATTATTTATAGTAACTTTTTCTGTTAATGTAAATACTAAGAAATTATTTTGTCCTTTATTTATTATTTGCATATTTTACAAAGTACCATAAAAACAAAAGATTGCATTTCTGCAACCCTCCGAAATCAAATCAAACGAACAGGAAAAATTATATAATGCCTGAAATAACTCCTGAATTTACTTTATTACTTGGTAAAGGTTCTTTACCCGTTAAAGTAATTGAGTAGCCATTTTTATCACCCATTGCTTTGCCAGTTGATGAAGTTCCTGCTGTTAAATGCATTGCTCTTGTTTCACCTGCTAAGTGATAAACATCATCTGCATCTTGAACAATAACCATCAATCTGTTTTGTGTTAGTAAACGAACAATATTACGATTTTTAGCAGTCATTTTATAAACTGAAAAAACTAATGTTTGTTCGTAAAAAGTTGTACCATTTTCAATTGATACAGTTGCATTTTCGTCAAATTGTGCATCTTCTAATTCAACCTCAACAGTCCAGAATTTTTTTCCTGCTACCATTGTAATTGCACTAACTTGACCTGATGAAGCTGTAATTGTTGAAACATTAGCAAACTCTGTAAGATATATTTTTTTCACACCGCCAGCACCTTGGCGACAGTCTAGTGTTAATCCTTCAATTATATTACAAGGCATGTTTTAAAATTTTAAAAGGGAGCTTTTACACTCCCTTAGTTAATATTAAGAGTTAGTGTATTGAACAACGTGGTCGATGAATTTAACTGCTACTCCAGCCTTAAATGCACCAAATAAACGCCATACGCGCGAGTCTTTTGAATACCATGCCTCGATGTTTTCTAAGTCTGATTGTAAGTCAGTTCCAAATACTAAGTTAGAAGCGTAAGTTGCGATAATACGGTTTTTTACTGCTGTTGGTACTGAACCTGTATCAACTGCTGCATCACTTAACCCTGGTACGCCTACAACCTTCATGTTAGTACCTGGATACATTAACTCCCAATTGTTCCAAACATTATCAGTTGTGTATTGTGAACCATAAATTCCGTAAGTTGAAGTAATCTTAGCAGCTAATAATCTGAAAGTATCATAACCACAGAAAGCAACGATAGGCTCATTTGCAATTGCAGCTGAAGGTACTTTTGCATAAATGTCATCAAAAATAGTTAATACGTTTGTTGCATTTAAAGTAGATGCTGTTGCCGCTACTGCTGTTCCTGCTGTGTCAATTGTTGCTAACCAACCGTTCATTTGTTTTAATACAGTTGAGTTAGTGTAAGTTGTTTTACCTGCCCAAATCATGTTCTCAACGTTACGAGCAACTTGTGCTAATTTTCTGTCGATAATGTTTTGTGCAATTGATAAAGAATCATTGTTTGCTCCTGCTGGTAAATACTTTTGAGTGTAGTAAGTATTTAAATCTTTTAAACAGAATTGCTCTGCAAAGTTAATACCTACAGTTGCGATTGATACCTGTGAAAAAGTAGTAGTTCCTGAAGTTGTGAAAGAACACGCTTCTGCTTGGAATGGTACTGTACTTTCTAATACAGGGATTTTTTCTGTTGACTTAATTCCTGTACGGATATCAAC